TATAGATGGCATTTAGATAAGAGTAAAGTTGACCTTTACGAACTTAAAAAGAAAATGTATCTTGCTATGTGTACAGTAAACATACTAGAAGGCTTGCGTTTCTATGTTTCATTTGCTTGTAGTTTTGCATTTGGTGAACTAAAACTTTTAGAAGGTTCTGCTAAGATTATTTCTTTCATTGCTAGAGATGAAAGTCAACACCTTGCAATGTCGCAAACGATTATTAATAATTGGCATGACCGTAATGATGATAAAGATATGTTAAAGATTAGAAAAGAATGTGAAAAAGAAGTTTATAAAATGTATGATGACGCATTAGCGGAGGAAAAGCGTTGGGCAACACATCTATTTTCTCAAGGAAGTATGATTGGATTATCAGAAAAACTGTTACACCAATTTGTAGAATACATGGCCAATCGAAGAATGAAGGCAATCGGCCTTACACCACAATACGACCAAAAAACAAATCCACTTCCGTGGGTAGACCATTGGCTGAATTCAAAGGGTACACAAAACGCACCACAAGAAACAGAGATTGAGTCATATGTTATTGGTGGTATTAAACAAGATGTTAAGAAGGACCAATTTAAGAAATTTAAACTATAATGATTGAAAAAAGACAAAAGACCTGTTCCTCGTGTGAAACTAAATATACCGTAGTATGGGATATAGAAGAGCAAGATTTAGAACCTCTTACTTGTCCTTTCTGTGGATATGAGGTAGAAGATGAACAAGATGAAACTGAGGAAGTCTGGTCAAATGACGATAGTAACGAAGACGATAATTGGAATTGATTATAGCTTAACAAGTCCTGCTGTATGTGTTAACATAGATGGTGACGCAGGCTTAATGTTTTATTATCTAACCACAAAGAAAAAGTGGATAGGTCAAATGAGTGAGGAGATTATAGGTTATGAACATAAAGAATGGACTGACCCGATTGAAAGATTTAAATACATATCTGACTTTGCATTGGATATTATTTCACCATTACTTAATCCCCAAATATATATTGAAGGCTACTCTTACGGTTCGAAAGGTCAAGGACTATTTCAAATCGCCGAAAACTGTGGCATACTCAAATACAGATTACAAGAAGAACAATTACCTTATGCAAATGTTGTACCTAGCGTGGTTAAAAAAGGGGCTACAGGAAAAGGTAACGCAGATAAAGAAATGATGTATGAGGCATTTGTGAAAGATACTAAACTAGATTTAAAAAAGATATTTGATACAGAAAAGGTTAGCAATCCTATATCGGATATTGCTGATAGTTATTTTATACAAAAGGTTGGTTATGAGAATAGTATTAAAAGCAAATAAACAACCTGATAATTTATTTGATGATTTACGAGAGTTGGATTTAGATGAACTTATCTTAATGCCAACAGATGATTGGTTGAAAAGAAGAATGGATGAATTTAATTATTGGGAAAGTTTTGAAAAACATGGCATGATTTATCCTATTAGTGTATCGCCACACACGGAAGAGTGGGTACAAGAAAGATTAAGGAGAGGTAAAACACCTCAACATTTAAAAGCTAATGGTGAAGTAAGACCAGGATTATATGTACAAACTGGTCATAAAAGAGTTTTTTGGGCTAGAGAAAAAGGTTATACACATATAGAGGGTTACTATGTAACTCAAAGAGAAGATAAATCAAAGATAAGAAGTCAACTACATATACCACATACGGAGATACCTAGATGATATTATATTGTGCCGCTGATAGAAATTATTTTGATTTGTATTTTGACCTATGGGAAAAACAAACAAGTAAAATCTATCCAGAATTAAAAAGACATATTGCCTTACATAATCCTACAGATGAGGCAAAACAAAAATGTGTAGACCACATGATTGACTTCAATGATATTACAGAGTGGTTTCCAGAAAATCCTATAAGAAATCATTTTTACTTATTAAGATGGTTGTATCTACCATATCTTTATCAACAAAACATATTAGAAACACAAATCAATTGTTTACCTATAAAAGAAATGCCTTTTCCTAAAAAAGTAAAAGCACATTGGCGAATATCACGACCAAAAAGAGGTAAATTAGGTGGCGTATCAGCTGCTATATTTACACCAGAAGCTGCTAAAAAATGTGTAGACCAGGCAGTATCAATGTTAAAAAATCCACCTGAATCAGACCATGATATAAATGCGTGGCAAGTAGAAAACCTTGAACAAGAACTATTTTTAGGTGAACATCAAATCAAAGATAAGAATAGAAAAGAAACAACATTACCAGACCATGCTTATTGGATTACAGCTAGAACGGCACAAGCGTGGCCACATGACAGAAAACTAGAAGCATTAAAAAGATTTATATGAAACTAACTATTATATTACCATCAGCAGGCAAAGGCACAAGATTAAATCTTCCATATCCTAAAGAGATATTAAGATTGGATGATGACAATGCTTTAATTGATAATTGTTTTAATTTTTTCAAAGACTATGGTAGAAATCAAGTAGAATTTGTGGTGGTTATTAATGAAGATAAAACAGACCTAATTAAATATCTTGCAAAGTATAAAGACAGATTTAATATATCATTTGTATATCAAAACCCCAGTGAAAAAGAATACACAGGTGCAATTAAAAGTGCCTATCATTTATTTGGTGAACATAATATAGTATTGTTACCAGATACATTGATGAAGTTACAACCTGGTAAAGACCTTTACACATTAACAACTGAAGCTTTAGAAGAAACTGGTTTTAGTTTTTTAATTAAGAAAGAAGAAGATAGAGAAGTTTTAAAAACAAAAGGTGCAATCTATGTAAATGCTGAGGGTATGGTTGTAGAGTATGAAGATAAACCATCAGAAAGAGTTGAACAATTTAATTCATTTTGGTGCGCCTTTGCATTTAGAAGAAGAAACTTTTATGAGTGTATAAATTTTATGGAAAAATCTACACTAAAACAAAAACATTCACAAAACGAAATCACACAAACACCAATATTTGGTAGTAAAGTAATTGAAGTTGCAGACTATGTTGACTTAGGCACATGGCCTGAAATTAGGAGATTATTGATAGATTATGAAAAAGATTATAACTGATTGTGACGGTGTTCTATTAGATTGGGCATTTGCTTTTGATGTCTGGATGAGAGAACAAGGTTATTTTAGATTACCAAATACAGACCATCATTTTAATCAATCACAAAGATACGGCATAGACGATAAAGAAGCTCTAGGTAAAGTGCATGAGTTTAATCAAACTGGTGCATTAGGTTATATTCCAGCATTTAAAGATAGTGTTGAATATGTAACTAGATTAGGCAGAGAAGGCTGGCGATTTGATGTTGTTACCATGATAGGTAAAGATAAGTATGCTCATAGATTAAGAAAGATAAATTTACAACATTTGTTTGGTGATGTATTTGATGACATATATTGTGCTGGTGATTTTACAAAACCAAAAAAAGAAATATTAAAACCATATGCAGGTAAAAATTATATATGGGTAGAAGATAGAATTGACTATGCAAAAGACGGACAAGAAGTCGGTTTAGATACATTAGTCATGGACTGGCCATACAACCGAGAGGGTTGGAACGGAAAAAGAGTAAAAAATTGGAAGGAAATATATGACTACGCCACACAATGAAGCAATACCAGGTGATTATGCTCCTATAGTATTATTGCCAGGCGACCCATTGAGAGCAAAATGGATTGCAGACACTTACCTTGAAGAAGTAAGACAAGTTAATAGTGTAAGAAATATGTTAGGTTATACAGGTTACCTAAAATGGAATGATAAAGAAATTTACATATCTGTACAAGGCGGTGGTATGGGTATGGCTTCAAATGCTATTTACATACATGAGTTGTACAAAATATATGATGTAGAAAAAATTATCAGAGTTGGTAGTTGTGGTGGTATTCACAAAGATTTAAATGTTGGCGATATAGTAGCAGCTACAACAGCACATACAGATAGTGCAATGACTAAAAGTTGGGCTAGTTTTGCCAATAAATCAATGTCATTTAGTCCTTCAGTTACATATTCTTTACTAGAAAAATATATGCGTCACGCTCCTTTTGCCATGGCAGGACCTATTATGTCAAGTGATTGGTTTTATAATCCAGATGAGTGGTGGTGGAAAGAACAAAGAAAACTAGGCACACTTGCAGTTGAAATGGAAACTCATATATTATATTCTTTAGCTAATAAATTTAATAGAGAAGCACTATCTATTTGTACAGTTGCAGACCATTTTGATAAACCATTACAGAATATGACCTCTAAGCAAAGAGAAACAACCCTTAATAAAATGATGGAAAGTTTATT